AGCTGGCCCCATGCCTGAGCCAAGGTCGCCTGGAAGGTAGCACCGCTGGCCGTGCCAGTACCGGTTGCGAGGAAGCCAAAGAAATCCTTGCGGATACCTTTCTGCACGTCCTTCAGCATTTCATCGGTGGTCATTTCGACGGCCTGATCGTAGCCGCGATCAGTGATTGCCTCGGCAGAAGTGGCCTTACGCCACTTCTTCAAGGTGATCTCCTTGTAGTTCACAGCCTCGGTCTTGTACTTGCTCAGAGGGATGGTCTCGCCCTCGGCCACAGCGCCGTCTTCCAGAGTGCCGGTAGCCTTGTAGCTCTTGAGCACAGTACCGGCCTGCTTGGCGATCTTGCGGGTAACGCCCAGAGCCTCCATCAACTTCTTGATGGAATAGCCGAACATTTCGGTAAATTCAATTTCGCGCACACGCGCGAGGTCAGCTTTCTTAATGAGCTTAGGATCAGCAGCCATTTTTATTCTTCCTTTCTAAACAAATCCATATTTGCGGCGATTGCAGCGCGCCGCTCCGCTCTGTCGGAGATTTGCATAATCTCGTCCTTGGTCATAGGCTTCCCGCCATCGTTGAGCCGTGCGCCCATATCCAGCCGGACAGCAGGCTTAGAAACAAGGCCCTTATAGGTGCCATTTACGAGAGCATCAAGGCTCTTGGTATCCTTGATTTTCTCGCCGTCCAGCTCCAACGCGGCCATTTCTTCGCCACATCCGCGCATCGCAAGATCGAGATTCGCGCCGGTGATATTTTTGCTCTCAAAGTAAGCACGCACGGCCTTTTCTTTCGCCGCCTTGCTTTCCTTTGCCGTGACGCCGGATTTATAAGCTTCAAAGTCCGAGTGTTCCTTCTCGTACTTTTCCTTATAGCCGCCGTCACCCGCTGCCTTGAGGTCATCCAACTGCTTCTGGACGCTTGGCAGTTTCTCCGCATCGGCCTTGTATCGGCTTACATCCGCTTTCAGACCGTCCACAGTGTCGGTATGCGCTTCGATGATGGTATCTACCTGCTCATCAGTAAGGCCCATACCCTTCAAAAGTTTTCTTGTAAGTGCCATGACACTATCTCCTTTTCTTTGGCCGCGTTTCTTTGCGGACGATAGTTTTTATAAAAACCGCTGTGCTTCGCGGGTTTTACTTAAACAAAAGAGCCAACCGGCTACAAATCGTAGTCAGTTGGCTCCTATTGCCCTTTCCCACGCCCTATTGCGCGGGAGTGCTGTATTTGATTGTTTTCTTGACCTCTAAAACAATGTACCCGTCGCCCTTGCGGCGTATCTCTGCGTTATTGCCGCGCTTCAAAATGGCTTCGATAGCCTGTATCATTTCATCACGGTTCATTGACTACCCCAATTTCTTTTGGGTTTACATCCGTAAGCTCAACTTTTGCGCCATCATCGCACAGAATTACAACCCGATACTTGATCACGCGTGCAATCTCGCGGGTGTAATCACGCATCACTCGCACTTCTCCGTCAAGTTCAAGCACAATTCCTTCGTAACTTCTTGCTTTAATTCTCATACAGCACCTTCATCCTTTCCCGCTGCTCCGGCAGCCCCGCCGCCTTGCTGAACGCCTTGTACTTTGCATTCAGGCGGCGCAGTTTGATATTCACTGCCTGTTCTTCGTCTGTCAGCCCTGCGGCGTTGTACGCTGTTTTCTCACGCTTGAGCTTGCGTATGGTGCGCTCCACCTTGCGCTGCTCCTGCGTGGCTTCGTATGCCG